GTGACCGACCACCATTAGGTGGGCTCAGCGAAATGGAGCCGGATGTTGGGCATGAAAACGGGCTGTTGGCCTGTGTTAATCTGGGAAGTCCCATAGGCTAACATCAGAGCCTCACCGCCTTCAAGCACAACATCGACGGCTCCAGTGAGGTTGAACACGGAGTGAGTTGGAGTGTCGACATAGGTTGGTGGCGCTAAAGCCACTGAACCGGAGCCGGCAGCAATACAGAATCCGCGTCCTTCCACATACAACCACTCGCGCGAGATATCCGCGGCGTTGGATGGGTCTTGGACGTCGTAGAGATTGGTGGCACTGACGTACTCACCAACGTATATACCCACGAAGGCCATCCATGCATCAGGCACCGTGGTAGGTCCAAAGGTGTTGATGTAATGGTCCATGGATCCGTCGATGAAATCAATGACCAACCGCGACCTCGTTGGGGCAGTCGCGCCTTGCAAGTTTTGACGCGGTGTCTCAACCATGATGGTTTGGACAACCGTGTTTAGCGCAGGCGTGAGTTGATTGTTCCACAAACTGGCTTGTTGCGCGTTTGGCGTACCGCTGGTTTCCCCAGCAGCTAACCAAAACCCGGAATCATCGCCAATTTGCGGGACACCGCCCTTCCCATAGCCTCCCGGAGGCGCTGGTGGCGTAACTTTCTTTCTACGGCGAATTTTCGCCATATAGAGCTCCTAACTGTGGACACGCTGTTCATAACTAGATTAGTAGTCGGCGGAACAGTATCGCCAAAAACTAATGACGAGAGGACGGTTAACATCGAAAGGCCTACTTGAAGCCTAACTTCGATGCGTGCTGCTTTTCTGCTTTAATGCGCGGAGCAGCTGAGGGTGAACGTGACTGAGACGGAGCCTTTTCTGGTCCCGCATTATTGACAGGAACTGTTGGACCGGTAAAATAGTCCGTCAGCCCATCAATCAGTCCGCTCGTGACGCCCCCAGTCCCGGGCAAAAACAGATTTGAGGCAGCACCACCCAAGGTGCCAAGTAACGACATGAATTCCTCCGTCATGTGAGGGAAAACCTATCGAACGGATAGGAACGTATGGCTGGAACTGTCTCACGACATATCCTACTAGCCAAAGAGTTAAGAGACGCTAAATATCGTACGTACGATACATAGCGGCGACCGTTTTACTAGAACCAAGCCGTTGGAGCATTTGCAAGTTGTAAGCATTCGCTCCTCCGTAAAACGCTCGTGCCGACGCAAGTAAACCACCACTTGCGGAAACCAGTTCAGAAACTGATCTTACCTGGCCCAACTTCAACGTTAGCCAGTGACACGCTCGTTCAAAGCACGGATGATATTTAGCATCATCCCACTGCGAGATCCATCGTATCACATCCATTTCATCCGCATAGGACTTGGAAACAGCCCGTTCACGGCTTAATGCGTTTGACATTACCTTCGTGAAAAGGCGCACGCCGGCCCCATTCATATGACCCAGCTCGTGGATCATTGAACAGAACAGTATCCTAGTGTCTGACACTAGTGACTTATCGACGTGCAAGACAAGCCCAGTATCTCTGGCGAGCTCAATCGACAACGCATCTTTGGACCACGCACCGTCAAACACGTAGACGCCATCATCGCCTTGCACGAGGCAAAACGCTAATCGACATCCAGTCTTAAACGCAGCGTAGGCCATTGACCACATATTGACTAAGCTTCCAACGAGGTTAGTAAGAACATGCCCCGAAGGAATCCCACCACCCCTACCAATTAAAATGTCCAAGTCTGGCAGACTTGATCTGCCTGGGATGATGAGACCACACGCATTGAATTCATCTCTCACGAGATTAACCAATGCGTGAGCTTCCGGTACAAACCAATCCCTTATCACAGAGAAGATAATGTTGAGAACATCACGTGAAACTGATGCATCAAAGTTCTCAAAATCTCCAGATAAGTATGGCCCACGCGAACGACTCATTAGACGTTCCATTACCACATCCACGCCATGCGGTCCATACCAAGCGGCGAAGCTAGGATGGAGTTTCAACAGCGGGTGCAAGGCCTCAAACAACATCTTTGCGACGTTGTTGGTTCGGCGGGAACATCGAAGAATCACTCGCCCCTTCCCAGGTTTACCCCGTCCTCTAGACGTCTGTCTCGAACCCAATAAAGCAGGATTCGATAAGGCGCGCGGGAGATCAAGATGGCGCACGATCAAGTATGACTGCTCATACGCATCGTAGAAACACTCATCCGGATTGGAAGAGAAGTACGGAAACCCAAAGTCGTGCTTGCCCTGAAAGCGAAAGATTGCCTCCTTTAGAGGAAGCGGTTCTATTAATCTTCGCCCCCATGCGTTTGACAGGGATCGTACGATACAGGTAGCGTAGTCAGCTGCCGAATCATCCAACTTAGTTGGATGCGGTACGAAGAAACGATTGCACCCATCTTGTATCGTGGCTTTTCCATCCACTGATACATCCCAGGGAACTGCCCAGGAAACAGGCCCAACTTTTTCCGCGCCCGCTGACTCGTCTGACGCATACCTATTAGTTGGCTCTTCAAGATTGGTGAAATCAGCGAAATCCCTCAGGACAGAAGTGCGACCACCATTATCGCTAGAGTAGCGATCACGTGGCACAAGCGACGTCCTTACGTCACGCCAACACCCAATCTTGAATCCATACAGTTCGCCCTTGACCCGATCAATGGCTGGCTGCATGAAAATTCGCCCGCGGTGTTGTACCACCGCAAATTCCTCCTAACTAACGATGATGACAGCCACGTGAAAAACGTGATAG